CTGGAAACTTGATATGCAATCAGATTCATTTTTATCAAAAAATATCCGCCCGCTAGTGTTAATATATCTTACTGTTATATTTACGGCATTAGCATTTTTCGATGGTAACATTGGCGGGTTTAAAGTGGCTGAAGAGTATATCCCAATATTTCAGTCATTATTAATTACAGTATACGGCGCTTATTTTGTAGGTCGTACTTGGGAAAAGTCAAAAAAAAGTAAACAATAATAAAATCAAATTAAATGTCAAAATCAATTACAGCTGAAGAGCTTAAACAAATTAAAGATCAACAAACAGAGTTAGGTCAAGTAGTAAATCAAATAGGTCAACTAGAAGCAAACAAACACGCGTTGCTACATAAAATCGCTGGTATCAATGAAGTTATTGAAGATACTAAAAAGCAATTAGAAGAAAAATATGGATCTATTAATATTGATTTAGAAACAGGTACTTACACAGAAATCGAAGACGAATCAGATTTAAGTGTTGTTAAATCAGAGGACTAATGAGTACTGTTATAAGAAAAATCAGTATTGGTTCTGATTATAAGAATGATGCTATGCACTACGCTTTAGGTCAACAGGTCTACGGTGGTCATGAGATATCGCATATTCTGTTTGAAGATGAAGACGCTTCTTATAACATATTCATAAAGAAAAACAATGAGGTATTGCCATGGAAGAAATTTAATTCTAACATGGCTATATCTGTTGAATATGATTTAGAATATTAATGAGAAGTGTTTTTGATTTTATAGTTGTACCAGAAGGTAAAAGGTATAACAATGAGGTTGATATAAATGGCGATAAACTTATAGTTAATTCTAGTATAGAAAACTTTAAGTTAATAAACAGAACAGCTATTGTGCTTACAGTGCCAACAGCTTTTGATACGCCAATACAGGAGGGTGATAAGGTTATTATACACCATAATGTATTTAGAAGATATTATAACCATCAAGGTAAAGAAGTTGATAGTAGTAAAACTTTTAATGACAATAAATATCTTTGTCAATACGATCAAATATATCTTTATAAACGTATGGTAAAATGGTTGCCAGTTCGTAACCATTGTTTTATTATGCCTATAAAAAATAATGATACGTGGTCTAAAGAACCAGAACAAAAAAACAAAGGTATAGTAAAAATAGGTAATAAAACACTAGAGTCACTTGGTATACATGAAGGTGATTTAGTTGGTTTTAAATCTAACAGGGAGTTTGAGTTTATTATAGATAAACAAAGACTATATTGTATGCAATCAAATGATATTTTAGTTAAATATGAGTTCAAAGGAAACGAGGAAGAATATAATCCAAGCTGGGCAGAAAGCAGTTAAAGAGTTAATTAAGGTTGCTGAAGAAAAGATAATCACCAACACAGAAGATGATGTTTCTGCAGATAGACTTAAAAACGCAGCCGCAACAAAAAAGCTTGCTATATTCGACGCGTTTGAAATACTAGCTAGAATAGAGGAAGAAAAAACAATGCTTGAAGATAAAACTGGAGAAACCAAAGAAAAAAGTTTTAAAGGTTTTGCTGAAGGTAGATCAAGATAATGTACGAGCAGTCTTTAATAAAAACAATAAAAGACCACATTAAACCTAAGTTATTAAAAAGAAACAATAGGTATAAAAAGTGGGAGTATGGTTACGACGTTGAAAACGACGTTGTAGTTATAAGTAAAGATGGTACTATAGGTGAGGTGGTTGAAATACAAAACCTTAAAATAGCTTTACCAGCTATTCCTGAAAACGTTTACGCTGTATCTAAAGAAACAGAAGATCAGCGTTGGGTAAAAACAGAATACCCAAAAAAACTGTCTAAAATTAAAAGCGTATTTGACTGGGAAAGATATCCAGTTAACTTTAAGGAAGAATGGTATGATTATATTGATGAAGAGTTCAAAAGAAGAGAAGAAGGTTTTTGGTTTAAAAACAAAGGTTTATCTACTTATATTACTGGCTCTCATTACATGTTCTTGCAGTGGTCTAAAATTGACGTTGGCGCCGCAGATTATAGAGAATCAAATAGAATTTTCTTTATATTCTGGGAAGCCTGTAAAGCAGATCAAAGATGTTATGGAATGTGCTATCTTAAAAACAGACGCTCTGGTTTCTCCTTTATGGCATCGTCAGAACTTGTACATCAAGCAACAATATCTTCAGACTCAAGGTTTGGCATACTTTCAAAATCAGGAGCTGATGCTAAGAAAATGTTTACCGACAAAGTCGTACCTATGTCTGTCAACTACCCGTTCTTTTTTAAACCAATACAAGACGGTATGGACAGGCCAAAAACAGAGCTCGCATACAGAGTACCAGCTTCTAAACTTACAAGGCGTAAACTTGATCAAGGTGAAACGCCTGAAGAAATTGAAGGTCTTGACACCACGATCGATTGGAAAAACACGGGTGACAACTCATATGATGGTGAAAAGCTCAAGCTTCTTGCCCATGATGAATCAGGTAAGTGGGAGCGTCCTGATAACATTTTAAACAACTGGCGTGTTACTAAAACAACAATGAGACTAGGTAGTAAAATTGTTGGTAAATGTATGATGGGTTCTACAAGTAACTCTTTAGACAAAGGTGGTGATAACTTTAAAAAATTATACTATGCGTCAGACGTCACACAAAGAAACCGCAATGGACAGACTAGCTCGGGATTATATAGTTTGTTCATACCTATGGAATGGAACTACGAAGGATTCATTGATTCTTATGGCGTACCTGTATTCGACTCACCAAAAGACGCGGTTAAAGATGCGCAAGGCGATTTAATTACTACAGGTGTTATAGAACATTGGGAAAATGAAGTTGATGGTCTTAGAAATGATCAGGACAGTTTAAATGAATACTATCGTCAGTTTCCTCGAACAGAAAAACACGCATTTAGAGACGAAGCAAAATTATCTTTATTTAATCTAACTAAGATTTATGAACAGATAGATCACAATGAAGATATGAAAAACAAAACAACAGTCACTCAAGGTAACTTTCAGTGGGCTGGTGGTATAAAAGATACAAGTGTAAATTTTGTACCTGACAATAACGGTAGATTTTTAGTTTCATGGATTCCATCTATAAATCTACAAAATCGTGTGATAATAAAAAATGGAGTGAAGTTTCCTGGAAATGATCACGTAGGCGCTTTTGGTTGTGATAGTTACGATATATCTGGTACGGTAGACAAGCGTGGATCAAAAGGATCTTTACACGGTTTAACAAAGTTCAGCATGGAGCAAGCTCCATTTAATATGTTCTTTTTAGAATATATATCAAGACCTCCAACGGCTGAAATATTCTTTGAAGATGTTTTAATGGCATTACATTTTTATGGTATGCCTATATTAGCAGAGAACAACAAACCAAGATTACTGTATTACTTAAAGCGTAGAGGTTATAGAAAGTTCTCTATAAATAGACCTGATAAATTATACAATAAACTTTCGGTTGCAGAAAGAGAAATAGGTGGTATACCTAACTCAAGCGAAGATATTAAGCAAGCTCACGCCGCTGCTATAGAATCGTATATAGAAAATTATGTGGGCTTAAATGAAAATGGTTATGGTGACATGTATTTTCAAAGAACTTTAGAAGATTGGGCCAAATTTAATATAAACAATAGAACAAAATTTGACGCAACAATTAGTTCTGGCTTAGCTATAATGGCTTGTAATAAAAATAAATATACACCAGTAAACATACAACAACGAGATCCAGTTAACATATCATTTAAAAGATACGATAACACAGGTTACATTTCAAAAATAATATAATAAATGGTTTATACTAATGTAAATAGTTCCTTTCCCAGTCAGGTGGTACCAGACGCAGAAAAGAATACTTTGGATTATGGTTTCCAAGTAGGTAGAGCTATTGAAAACGAATGGTTTAGAGGTGATCGTGGCTTAGGTGCTGGTGGTCGTTTTGGTAATAACTGGCAAGATTTTCATAGATTAAGGCTTTATGCGAGAGGAGAACAGTCTGTAGCTAAATATAAAGATGAATTATCAATAAATGGTGATTTGTCTTATTTAAACTTAGACTGGAAACCAGTTGCTGTATTATCTAAATTTGTAGATATTGTAGTAAATGGCATGACAGATAAAGGTTATGAAATAAAATCTTTCGCTAGTGATCCATTTGCTTTAAAGCAAAGAACTAGATATGTTTTCGACGCTATAAGAGACATGCAGAGTCGAGAACAAATAGAAAGTTTAAATAAAGCTACGGGTCAAAATTTTTATTCAAGTGTAAATCCAGATGCTCTGCCTCAAAACGAAGAAGAGCTAGAGTTATACATGCAATTAAGCTACAAGCAGTCTATAGAAATAGCTGAAGAAGAATTAATTGAAAATGTATTTAACTACAATAAGTACGATGAAATAAAGAAAAGATTAGCTTATGATTTAGTTACTATAGGTATAAGCTGCGTTAAAACAGATTTTAATTTAGCTAACGGAGTAACTGTAGATTATGTAGATCCAGCTAATTTAGTTTATTCTTACACAGAAGACCCTAACTTTGAAGACGTGTATTATGTTGGAGAAGTTAAAAGTGTAAGCTTAGAAGAAGTTAAAAAACAATTTCCGTATTTAACTGACTCTGAGCTAGAAGAAATACAAAAATATCCTGGCGATTCTAATTACACTAGAAATTATTGGGGTCAAGATGATAACTACAACAACATACAAGTTTTATATTTTGAATACAAAACGTATAATAATCAAGTATTTAAAATTAAACAAACAGATCAAGGTTTAGAAAAAGCTTTAGAAAAACCAGGTGATTTTAATCCACCTGAAAACAATAACTTTGAAAGAGTACATAGAGCAATAGAGGTTTTATATAGTGGAGCCAAAATATTAGGTCAAGAAAAAATGCTTAAGTGGCAACTTGCTGATAATATGACAAGGCCTTACAGCGATCAAACTAAAGTAGAAATGAATTATGCTATATCTGCTCCACGGATGTATAAAGGCAGAATAGAAAGTGTTGTAAGTAAGTGTATTGGTTTTGCTGACATGATACAACTTACCCATTTAAAGATACAACAGGTTCTAGCTAGGATGGTGCCAGATGGAGTATTTGTAGACGTTGATGGGTTATCAGAAGTTGATTTAGGAAATGGTACAAATTATAATCCTCAAGAAGCTTTGAACATGTACTTTCAAACTGGTAGTATTGTAGGAAGATCTAAAACAATAGATGGTGATTTAAATCCTGGTAAAGTACCTATTCAAGAGTTACAAACATCAAATGGTCAAGCTAAAATAGGTGCACTAGTGCAAACGTATCAATATTATTTACAAATGATACGCGACGTGACAGGATTAAACGAGGCTAGAGACGGAAGTCAACCTAGCAAAGACTCGTTAGTAGGTTTACAAAAATTAGCTGCAGCAGCATCAAATACAGCTACCAAGCATATATTACAGTCTCTTATGTATTTAACAATTAGAGCTGCAGAAAATATAAGCTTACGCGCTGCTGATATGTTAAGCTTTCCGCTTACTAAAAACGCTTTAATAAGTTCTATCAATCAATATAATGTAGGTTCTTTACAAGAGATAGAAAAATTAAACATGCATGAATTTGGTATTTTCTTAGAGCTAGAACCAGAAGAAGAAGAGCAACAGAGATTAGAACAGAATATACAAGTTGCTTTACAAGGTGGTCAAATAGGTTTAGAAGATGCTATTGACATTAGGCAGATTAAAAATATAAAGCTAGCAAACCAATACCTCAAACAAAAACAAAAGCAACGTGCTGAAGCTGCCGCTGCAGCTCAGCAACAAAATATACAAGCTCAAGCTCAAGCAAACGCACAAGCTTCTGAACAAGCAGCTTTAGCTGAAGTACAGAAACAACAAGCTCTTACTGAAAGCAAACTACAATTAGAACAAGGTAAGTCACAATTTGAAATACAAAAATTAGAACGAGAAGCTCAAATAAAACAAATGTTAATGGAGCAAGAGTTTGGTTATAACTTACAATTAGCGAAAGCTAAAGTAGATGCTGAATCTACTCGTGAAAAAGAAATAGAAGACCGTAAAGATAAACGTGCTAGAATTATAGGCACTCAACAGTCTGAAATGATTTCGCAAAGACAAAATGACGAATTACCAAAAAACTTTGAGTCAGCTGGTAATGACGCGCTTGGAGGATTTGGACTAGAACAGTTTGAACCTCGTTAAAAAAAACTTTTAATTATTTAATTATATTATATTATGTCAGAAGAAGTAAAGCAAGAAGGTGAATTTAAAATTAAAAAACCTTCTAAACCTAAAAATTTAGGAAAAAAAGAAGAGGTAACTAAAGTTGAAATACCTAAAACACCAATAGATGGTCAAGGTGAAGTAGCGCCTGAAGTAACTAAAGTTGAAATAAAAGAAAAAGATGCCATTCAAACACAAGAGACAAATGATAGCGATGCTGTTGTCGAAGAATCCGGAAACGGTAGCGACAGCAAAGAAGTGGTTGAAGAAGTACGGGAAACCAAAGAAGAAGTAGAAACACCTTTAACTTTAGTAGAAGAAACTGAAGTTAATGATCATGTTGAAGTTTCTAATGAACCTGTACAGCAAGCAGAACCAACTAAACAGTTACCTGAAAATATTGAAAAGCTAGTTTCTTTCATGGAAGACACTGGTGGTACAGTCGCTGACTATGTGCGGCTTAATGCAGATTATACTAATGTAGATAACAACACGTTAGTAAGAGAATATTATAAACAAACACGTCCACATCTTGATCATGAAGATGTAAGTCTTTTATTAGAAGACTTTGATTATGATGAAGAGTTAGATGACGATAAAGACATACGCAAAAAGAAAATTGCGTTTAAAGAAGAAGTTGGAAAAGCCAAAAACTTTTTGGAAGACTTAAAAGGTAAGTATTACGACGAGATCAAGTTGAGACCGGGCGTAACCCAAGAGCAACAAAAAGCAGTAGACTTTTTCAATCGATACAATGAAGAACAGCAGGTTATAAAACAGAGGCAGGAAAATTTTAGCAACAAAACTAATCAACTTTTTTCTAATGATTTCAAAGGTTTTGATTTCTCAGTCGGGGATAAAAAGTTTAAATATGGTGTTAAAAATCCTGAAAGTGTAGCTAAAGCTCAAACAGATATTGGTAATTTCGTTAAGAAGTTCTTAAACGATAAAGGAGAAATATCTGATGCTAATGGTTACCACAAAGCTCTGTATGCAGCCCGTAACGCTGATACTTTAGCTCAACACTTCTATGAGCAAGGAAAAGCTGATGCAGTTAAAGATGTAATGGCAAAGTCGAAAAACATTTCTACTGAACCAAGACAATCTGCGCAAGGCGAAGTATTTGTTAATGGATTAAAAGTTAAAGCTATTAGTGGTGTTGATTCTTCAAAACTCAAAATTAAAAAAGTAACATTAAAAAAATAAAATAATTTATTATGGCTATTGATCCATTATTTGGGAGTATTATCCCAAGTCAACAACAACAATTGCTAGATACAAACTTCCTGTCTTTTAATGGAGGTAACAATCCTGGCGATTCCGACACATTTGCACAACAGTATCTACCTGAAATTTATGAGCAAGAAGTAGAGCGATATGGTAATCGTACTCTTTCTGGCTTCTTACGTATGGTTGGTGCTGAAATGCCAATGACATCTGACCAAGTAATTTGGTCTGAACAAAATCGTTTGCATATTGCTTACGAAGGTTGTACTAACGACGGTGCTGGAGTTATCGGTATTCCAGTTAGTGCAGAAGTTAAAAACGTAATTTCAGTAAACCAAACAGTGGTTTTATTAGACGATACAGGACAAGAACTTACTGGTGTTGTAACTGCATCTAATCTAACTACTGGTGATGTAACTGTAGCTCCTTATAGCGCTGCAGATACAAGTGGTATTGCGACAGGAGCAACTGCAAATATCAAAATGTTTGTATACGGTTCTGAATATTCAAAAGGTTCTTCTACACCTAATAACACTTCAGCTACAGTTGCTGATGGTTATGTAAGTGTAGAACCTTCTTTTACTCAATTTTCTAACTCACCAGTTATTATCAGAAATAAATATGTAGTTTCTGGTTCTGACACTGCTCAGATTGGTTGGGTTGAAGTTGCTACAGAAGACGGAACTGGTGGATATCTTTGGTATCTAAAAGCTGAATCTGAAACTCGCCTACGTTTCGAAGACTACTTAGAAATGGCTATGGTTGAAGGTGAAAAAGCTGTAGAAGATACAGGTGGAGGTACTCCTTCAGCTGCTACAGCCGCTGGATTTAAAGGTACAGAAGGTTTATTTGCTGCTATTCAATCTCGTGGTAATGTAGAAGCTGGATTTAACGCCGCTGCTGGACAAGTCCCTACACAAGCGTTAGCTGAATTTGATGGTATTTTACGTAACTTAGATACGCAAGGTGCTATTGAAGAAAATATGCTTTTCTTAAATCGTGAGACTTCATTGAATTTTGATGATATGCTAGCTGCAGTGAACGCCGCTTATTCTGGTGGTACTTCATTTGGTATATTTGAAAATTCAGAAGACATGGCATTGAATTTAGGTTTTAGCGGTTTCCGCAGAGGTTCTTATGACTTCTACAAAACTGACTGGAAATATCTAAACGATGCTTCAACACGAGGTGGTATTGAAACTGCACCAGTTGTTGGTTATGGTGTAAGTGCTATTGATGGAGTTTTAATTCCAGCTGGTACTTCTACTGTGTATGACCAAATCCTTGGTACTAACATTCGTCGTCCATTCTTACACGTACGATACAGAGCGTCACAAACTGACGATCGTCGTATGAAGTCTTGGTTGACTGGTTCTGTTGGTGGCGCATTTACTAGTGATCTTGACGCGATGGAAGTAAACTTCCTATCTGAAAGATGTCTATGTGTGCAAGGTGCTAACAACTTTGTATTGTTTACAGCTGCTTAATTAAGCATTATACTTTATAGTAATTACCCTCGTTTTTATTAACGGGGGTAGTTATTATTTTTATTAACATTTTTATTATATTATATTATGTCAAAAACTAAAGAAATCCCATCAGTAGAAAAAGGTTGGGAAATAAAAGATAGAACTTATTTTGTTACAGGTAGATACAAACCTTTAACATTAAGAATACCATCAAGACATAGCAGGAAATTTCCTATGCTTTGGTTTGATCAAGAAACTAATAAACAACGAGAGCTTAGATACGCCACTAATCAAAATTCTCCATTTGTAGATGAACAAAAAGGTGAAGCTACTATGGGAACTATACTATTTAAAGATGGTGCGTTAGTAGTTCCTAAGAACCAACAAGCTTTACAAAAGCTTTTATCTCTATATCACCCAATGAAAGGTAAAAGATATAGAGAGTTTGATTCTATTGTTCAAGCAGTAGATCAGTTAGACCTTATGGAGTTACAAATTGATGCTCTTAACGCAGCTAGATCTATGGATGTAGAACATCTAGAAGCTATAATGAGAGTTGAAGTTGGTAGTAAAGTAAATGATATGTCTTCTAAAGAATTAAAAAGAGACGGTCTTATATTTGCTAGACAAAATCCAAGTTTATTTTTAGATTTAGCTAAAGATGAAAATGTTCAACTTAGAAACTTTGCTATAATAGCTACTGAAGCTAAAATTATAAAGTTATCTCAAGATCAAAGATCATTTACGTGGGCATCTAATGGTAAAAAACTTATGAATGTTCCATTTGATGAAAACCCATATTCTGCTATGGCGGCTTTCTTTAAGACAGATGAAGGCGTAGAAGTCTTTAAATCTATCGAGAAAAAGCTAAAATAACATGTAACAATAATATAGGGCTCGTTCACTCGGGCCCTTATATTTAAAAAAAATATAAATGGCAATAAACGTAAACACTGTATATCAAACTGTTTTACTTATTATAAATAAAGAGCAACGTGGTTATATAACTCCTGATGAATTTAATAAAACAGCTACACAGGTTCAATTAGATACGTTTGAGCAGTATTTTGATGATTTAAATCAACAACTGCGAGTGCCACAAGCAGATTTTGATTATTCTGATAGGCAAATGAATATAGATGAAAACATGTCTATATTTAAAGCCATAGGTAATTGTTTACCTAAATTAAACAACAATGTTATTGTGCCTGGCGCTTTTGATTTGCCAACTATAGATTTAAATACTGGAGACGGTATTGTTTACAACGATAACCCGTCTACTAATGAAGTATCTTTTTATAGGCTTGGAACAATAGTATTCAATCCTGCGGCAGGTGATCCAGTAGAACTACAAAGACTACAGCGTAGTGATTTTTATAACATACAGTCTTCTCCACTTACAAAATCTACAAAATCATTCCCTACATATCTATACGAAAATAACACTTTATTTATAAGACCTATTGATATAACTTCTAGCATAGAAGCTTCATTTATAAGAAAACCAAGAAATGTTATATGGGATTATGGTATTGGAGCTCAAGGTCAATATATATATTCTCCTTCTGGTTCTCAAGATTTTGAACTAAACTCAAGTGAACAAGTTAATGTTATTCTTAAAATATTACAGTACTCTGGTATAGTTATACGTGATCCACAAATAATACAAGCTGCCTCTGCTGAAGTAGCTCAAAATGAAGCAAATTCAAAAAGCTAAAAAATGTCATTAATAAAAGAAAACAATAGGCAATACTACGAAGGCGCTCAAAGCTTTAGGTTTAATGGATCAACTACTGATTTCACAACAACATTTAATACTGATCTTGTTTTTAAATCATCAAAAGATACGGATCAAAATTATCCTTTAAACAATTTTAAAATATACACTAGTAGCAACGGTGCGCCTGGGACGTGGTCTGAATATGACTCTTTAGACTATACGGTTACTGGCAATACAATAAGTTTCTCAGGTTCATCAATTACAGCAACTACATCAGCACCAAGTTTCGTCAACTATATAGATATAGCTTCTTTAAGTGGCTCTGCTAACATTGGAGATAAAATTGAAATTGAAGGCGCTAGCTGGAGTGGTAGTACTAATTTTGCATTTATAACTAATATTTCTCCTACACCGTTTGTATCTGGTCTTACAAGGTATGAATGGAATCCAGTTTTGTATGGAAATGCTATATACGGAAGCGGTCAAGCTGTAACTTTTAAACAACCCGTAGTTGAATCAAATGGTTTTTTAGTGATACAGTTAAAAAAACTTGATGGTGGTAATTATGGTAATACTCCAAACGAAAAAGCTTATGGTGATGTTGTTGAAGATAACTATGGTTCTTATGCTTACACAGCGTTAAATGATGTTATAAACAACTTTTTAATTGCATACGTTGGCGCTGGTAAACTTATACCAAGTGTTAAAAGAACTGACGTTATATTCCACGCTAAAAGAGCTATGCAAGAATTTAGCTATGATACTTTGAAAAGTGTAAACAAACTAGAGGTTAGTATTCCAAACAATCTTAGCATAGCAATGCCACAAGATTATGTTAATTATGTAAATTTATATTGGATAGATAATTCAGGTGTTAAAAGAGTTATAATGCCTTCAGACATGTTAACTACAAATCCAACAGATATATTTTTACAAGATACTAAAGGCGTACCTGTTCAAGATCAATTTGATAAAAACATTGATACAACATCAGTAGTAGAAGATAGATGGGAAAATAACTCATTAAAAAATATAGACAACACAGAATTTATAGATGACACTATATTAGGTTACGAATATTATTATGGCTGGCCGGAGTTTGGTTATGGTCAACTTTACGGATTAGATCCTCAGTTTGCTAACTCAAGTGGTTACTTTTCTATAAACGAAAGAGAAAATAAATTTTCTTTTTCAGCTAATTTAGTAGATAAACTTGTAGTGCTAGAGTATATATCTGATGGACTTTCTACTGATTTAGATACAAGAATACCTAAGCTAGCAGAAGAAGCTCTCTATGCCTATCTAAAGCATGCTATACTAGCTAGTAGAATTAATCAACCAGAGTATATAATACAAAGGCTTAAAAAAGAAGCTAGTGCTCAATTAAGAAACGCTAAAATACGTTTGTCTAATATTAAGTTAGATCAAATTGTACAAGTTATGCGTGGTAAATCTAAATGGATAAAACACTAAAATTAAATGGCTGAAGTTAAAAATGCTTTTCTAAAGTCTAAGATGAATAAAGACTTAGACGCTAGACTTGTACCAAGTGGAGAATATCGAGATGCTATAAATATACAGATTAGTAAATCAGAAGGTGATGATGTTGGTGCGTTAGAAAATGTATTGGGTAACGTAAGTAGAGCTGATTTTGAAAGTGATTCAGGTGCTTCAAATTTAACCTGCATAGGTTATTTTGTAAATGAATCAGATGGTAATGTATATTTATTTTTTACAGATTATACAGACCCAAATCCAGCCTTACCTACATATAATAAAGATGCTAAAAACTTTATATATCAGTGTAATCTAAATGATACACCAAATCCTACAGCGCCGGCAACAATAGTAAAATTAGTTGAAGGTGCTTTTCTTAACTTTGCAACAAACACACCTATAATAGGCGTTAATGTTTTAGAAGACTTTTTGTTTTTTACTGATAACAGAAATCAACCTAGGAAAATAAATATTAATTTTGCTATATTAAACGGTATAACTTATTACGAAAATGAAGATCAGATTTCAGTTGCAAAATACTATCCATACGAGCCTATACTTTTAATAAAGCCTTCTCCACTCGCAGCCGCTTCTGGCGAAGATGAATGTACTATGTACGATGCGTTTAGTGAATTTATACCTTTAAATCAAGGAAGTGGTGGTTCTCCTACCGCACCCAACGTAACAAATCCATATTACGAATCTAACTTTCCTGGTGATCCTCAGTTTTTAGAAGATAAGTTTGTAAGATTTAGTTATAGATTTAAATTTGATGACGGCGAATATTCTTTAATAGCTCCATTTACTCAACCTTGTTTTATACCAAAGCAAGATGGTTATTTTTTAGAAGGTGATGAGCAGCAAACTTTCGGAAGTACTATTGTTGAATTTATGCAGAATAAAGTAAACAAAATAGATCTACAAATACCACTACCTTCTCCAGGCGATCAATTGCAAAATGATTTTAAAGTTTCTGAAATAGATATTATATATAAAGAATCTGATGCTTTAGCATTGCAAGTAGTTGAAACAATACAGGTTGACGCCGACTTTGTTAGTGATGTTGGTAGTGGATCTATATTTGAGTTTACTTATTTGTCACAAAAACCATACAAAACTCTACCTGAAAAAGAAATAACTAGAGTTTATGATAAAGTTCCTGTAAAAGCACTAGGTCAAGAGATTATATCTAATAGAGTTGTATATAGTAATTTTCAAGATAAACACACCCCACCAAACTTCATAAAATATCAAGTAGGTGCTAACGAAAAATATTTACCATCAGGCGCTCCATCATACGAGCAAAGTAAAACTACTATAGAATATCCTAATCATACTTTAAAACAAAATAGAAACTATCAAGTAGGTGTTGTTTTAGCTGATAGGTATGGTAGACAATCAACTGTTATATTATCTAACGATAAAAATCCTACTACAGGAGATTTTGGTGCTGACACTATATACCTACCTTATAGAGACATAAATGATTCTGTAACATATCTTGGTGATTCTTTAAAACTTTCTTTTAATTCTGCTATACAAAGTGATAAGAACGAAGTGTTTTTTACTCCAGGACTTTATAGCAGTGATTCTACTTCTGATGACTATAATCCTTTAGGTTGGTATACTTTTAAAATTGTTGTTAAACAGATACAGCAAGAGTATTATAATGTATATACTGCAGGTGCTATAAAAGGACTTCCTCTTAATAGTACTACTGCAGATCTTAACACTTCATTTGTTACTTTAATTAACGACAATATAAATAAAGTGCCTAGAGATTTAACAGAAGTTGGACCTCAAGATAAAACATTTAGAAGTAGTGTTAGGCTTTTTGGTAGAGTTGAAAATACAGCTGCAGCGTTTAGTAATATAGGTAATGAGCAATATATATCAAATGACGATAGAGTTTCTTTTACTACTAACAATATAGAAGATTTATTTGATTTATTTGATGTGGTAGATTATGCAGGAACTCCACAAAATGAACCTATAACAAGTGATCAAAACCCATATTATCCTTTTTTCAAATCAGAATCAAACCCGTTTGTAGCTGAATTTGTTACTTCACAAAACTCTGCAGATCAATTTGGAGTTGAAAATGTCGCGGTTACTAATATTTACCCTAAAGTAGAAAATTTAACTATATTTGAAACAGCTCCTACAGTATCAAAAATTGATTTATATTATGAAACAAGTACCGCAGGTACAATAGAAGATTTAAATGCTGCGGTTGGAAGCCAAAGTGGTGGCGCTGCTAGTGTTGGTAGTTTTGTTTATATTCAAGATGAAAGTTTTGCTATAGGTGATGTGGTAGCGACTGGTTTTGAGTTTTTAAATTTTGGTGGAGTTGCTTTAGGTGGCACCACTGCAACACTTGCTTCTGTTATAGATAACTCAGGATCTAACATAAACAGAGCAAACGAATTTACTTTATCAAGTATTTCAAATACCGAATACGAATTAAGAACGAATGCTTTATTTTACTACGCAGCTAATTCAGGAGTTAATGAATCTTATACCTTTACATTTGAAGTTACTTTTGGAACTAGTGTAGATTTAGTGACTGCGACAGGCTTTTTAAACAACGTAGATCCAACTATAAATAATTCTAACGCTACACCTATTCAAAAAGAAATTGGTGAGCAATCGATATTACAAAACCTAAGTGGAGTTAATGGAACTGCTGATCCCACTAAAGACACTCTTGATTTAACTTTCAGTATTAGTTCTTCAACAGGTAATGCTGTTTTTAGTATTGTTAATAATAATGAAGTACAAAACACAAACACATCTGCATCTGGAACTTGCACTTTTGATTTAGTTCTTACGGACGCTGGTAGCCCTCAAATTGGAACTACCACTAAAACTTTTGAAGTTATTTTTGACGAACCAAATAGTAATTTTCCTCAACAAACTATTATTAATGATTTTTCAGAAGGATCTGGCGCGGCTATTTACTTTACCCCAAGTTCGTCTTCAGGTTTTACAAATAATATTAATACAACTATATTTCAAAATGCACCTAGTTATAATGCACAAGGGAATAATACTAATAGATTACTTATAGGATTAATTCAAAACCCATCTATAGGTCAGAATGTCATAAGCGTGTGCGATCCCTCTTTCGCCAGTTTTGTGAACCCTCCAGGTTTTCAACCAGGTTTTATAAACAAAAGAAATGATTTTTCTCTTACAACTGGAAAAATATATATATACATAAATCCTTGGAATCAACAACCACTGCAATTCAATCCTACTCTTCAATCTACAACTACTGTTAGATATCAAATAGCATATAGAGCTAATTCTAGTAGCGCTTGGACTACAGCTGTAGATTTAAATGGTGATCTTGCAGATTTAGCATGTAGCTGGACATACAATAACGGTAGCGATGAAGGTTTAGTTTCAGGTTACTCTTCTAGTACCATTCCGTCGATGACACTAGGTAAAATAGAAAGTAATACAAATAGAAGATATGCTGGTTTAGTGTACGCTTTTGATACAGTTGGTGAATATAGAATATTGCATGGAAACTATATTACCACATTTGGAACTTTTACAAGTACTCAATTTCCAGCTAATGGTTTTTCTTGTCCACCCGGTACTATTGGAAATTTGTCTAGCATCAATACAGCTAGTTATATTGAATATGGAGATTTTAATTATCCTGCAGCCGCAGCTGGTGGTCCTGATGAAGGTATAGGACCGGAAATTGGAAGTTTACAAACTGTTTTTAGATATCAAATAAATCAAACTTCTTGTAGTAGTTCATTCACAACTGTTACAAATCTTTTTGCTAGAGAACCTTTAGCTAAGTATGTAACTCAATTATACACAGATAACACTTTAAGCACTGAATATACAAGTATACAAGGAATTGATTACAGAATAAGAAGAATGAAAACTAGCTCAACAACATCAGGTCTAGTTGCAAATCCTGAATACACTAAAGATGGTGCTTATGTAATTAGATTTTCAAACACTACAGGTCTTGTTATAGCCGGTAGTCAAACGCCTTGTTTTTATTAATTATGGGAGCAATATTAGAAGTAAAATATTTTAATGCTTTTCAACTGAAAAAGACACATACTGGAACACCAACCTCTACAACTCCACCTGTTTGGGACGGTAGCACAGGTGTACCAGTTGGTTTAAACGGAGCTTATCCTCAAACTTTAAGACCTGTTAGTTCACCCGCGCAAGCAGATAGTTGGGTTGTTGAAGAAGCTAGAATACAAGGTGGTTTTAATAACACAAATGTTGATTACGGTGTAAGAGCTTATCTTGTAGATCAAGAACCAAACGGTAGCCAAAGAATAAATGCTCTTATATATTCTGGTATATTTAATTCAAGAACTGGTATTAACAATACAAATGTTTTTAACGTAGCAGAAGATATAACTAAAGCTGTTGATCCAGCTAATGGTAGCATACAAAAATTATATGCTGAAGATACTAACTTAATTATATTCCAAGAAAATAAAGTAAGTAAAGCTTTAATAGATAAAGATGCTATATATAGTGCTGAAGGTAATGCTACACCTGTTAGTCAATTTAATTTAGTAATAGGTCAAATAGTGCCTTATGCTGGTAATTTTGGTATAAGTAGAAACCCTGAAAGCTTTGCTGTATATGGTTATAGAAAATATTTTGTAGATAAAGATAGAAATGCTGTAATGAGATTATCTCAAGACGGTTTAACTGAGATATCTAACTACGGCATGGTTGATTACTTTAGAGATGAATTTGGAAATCTTGATTCATCGTTGTCAACAGGTAAAGCTGTAGGTGCTTGGGATATATATACAAAGCAATATTTAGTTAGTTTGCAAGGTAGCAACATAACACCTACAACATCGGGTCCTAACAATGAATTTTCAGATACATACCAAACATTAACGTTTGACGAATCTGTTCTTGGTTGGACTAGTAGATTTACATATAAACCTGAAAAAGCTTTTAGTGTTAAAGCTAAATTTTATAGCGTAAACGAAGGTGTTTTATATGAACACAATTATCAGGAGTTTGGTAAAAATGATAATAGAAGTAATTTTTATAATGTTTATTCTGATTCTTTTATTACATTTATATTTAACCCTAATGTAAGCATGTCTAAAGTATTTAAAACAATTAATTACGAAGGTTCAAGTGGTTGGGAAGTTTCTTCTTTTGAAGCGGCTAGAAGTTTTGAATTAAACGACACTGCAAACGTTGTTTTAAGTTACGATGAAGGTGGCTACACGCAAGACTCTATACAGTATTACGCTGGTTTTTATAGAAAAGAAGGTAAGTATTTTTCTAATCTTATAAATAATAGTCAAGCTACGGCACAAGAAGTTTTATTTGGCGCAAGTATTTCAGGTGTAAAAGGTTATTATTCTACTGTAACTATAAGAACAGATAACTCTACACAAGTGCCAGGCGAAGGTGGTAAAACAAGAGAGTTGTTTGCGGTTTCTTCTGAATATGTAGAATCATCATATTAAATTAAATGGAATTAAATACTCGTAGAATAACAGAAAAAGACTGGAGCATGTTATGCTCTTGGTGGAAAGGTCATAATTGGCCTATACCAAATAATGACGCCTTACCAGAAAATGGTACAGGTGGTATAATTATTGAAGAAAATAATAAACCAGTTATAGCTGGATTTATATTTAAAACAAATTCAAAAGGTTGTTGGTTAGAATTTATTATATCAGATCCTGATTACAAAGATGATAGAACTCATATAATAGAAAAACTAATTGATGATGCAGAAAAAATAGCAATTGATATGGGATTTAAGTATATGCTTTTTATAGGTAAAAGCAATGGTATACGTAAATCTATGAGAAATAAAGGCTGGTTAGAAGATCCACAGCCTTCATACGAATTAATGAAAAAAATAAATTAATTATGGGAGTAGTAGCAGCTGTTGCTGTTGGTGCGGCTGTTAGTGCAGCTGGCACTGCAATAGCAGCAAACCAACAAAAAAAATCAGAGCGTAGAGCTAGAAATAATAAAAACCGTTTGACTAGCGAACTCAACGCGCTAGAAAATTCAAGGCAACAAATTATAAATCCTTATGAAGACGTTGTTTCTTTAGAAGGAATGATAGTAGATAATTCTGGTATGATTTCAAATCCGTTTGAAAACGTAGGTGTTGCTACAAAGGCCGCCGAGTTTCAAGCTGAAGAAGCAGATATTGCTTTGGCTAATACACTTGATTTATTAGCATCTACTGGCGCTAGTGCTGGTGGTGCTACAGCTTTAGCTCAAGCTGCACTACAAAGCAAAAGAGGTATCGCTGCTAGTATAGAATCTCAAGAAGCTAAAAATCAAGAACTTATAGCAAGAGGAGAAGAGCGCATGCAAGATAAACAAATGTCTGAAGCTCAAAGAGTTCAAAATGCTCAAATGACAGAAGCTCAACGCTTGCAGCAGGCTGATGTTCTTGGTAAAGAGTTTGTGTATGGTGAAAAAGAACGCAGAGAAACAGAGCAATTAAATAGAAAACAAGCTCAAATAACAGGTGCTGCTCAACAAGAAGTGGCTGCAAGACAATCACAAGCTCAAATTATAGGTGCTGGTATTGGTGCTGTTGGAAATATAGCTAGCGCTGGCATAGGCACAATGTAATAAAAAAAGTATGGCAAATTTACCACAATTTTCAAGAAATTACGGCAGCAGAGGAGGTGCTTATGAAAACCCTACTACAGTTGTAGACACTTCTAATAACCCATGGGCTAAAGCTATTGAAACAATGGGCCGTATAACCGCACAGCAAATCGCTAAGCGGTCCAAAAACAATTCACTAGCTGTACAACAAACTCAAAAGTATTTAGATCAAAACGCTAAATTTGTTTTAGATAACTACGATGAGTTTAGTGACAACATGGAAAAGGTAGGTGTAAACAATCCAAGTCTAAACCAAGTTGGTTTGTTTGCTATTGACAAAAAAGCAAATGCTTACATGGGTATGAAATCTGCTAGAAGTAGAGAAGAGCAAGCTGCCTTTGCTAAAGAGTATGCTTTTTGGGACGGAAAAATAAATGAACTAGGTATGGTTGTTGAGTCAGGCAAGCAAGCTGACGCAGGTTTTGCAGCTGACTATATAGATGGATATGCAGATGTTAATATGCCTAATGGTGTATCTACAGTTAACATGAATGAAGGTTTATCAAAACAATATCAACTAGCTATGCCTACTAGATTAGGAACAACAAGAAATCCTAAAGAGCAATGGTTTTTTGATGAAGATGATAATTGGAAACTTAAAACAATGTACACTAGTGATCAAATAAGCGAAGCATTTGACAGAGGAGAGATAGACAACAACTATGTAGTTGCAGACCCAAAAGTATTGTTTGCTTTTGATGGTGGTAAAATAGACGATTTAGCGACAGCTAGAAATAAATTTTTAGTTGAGTCTGGTATTATAGATGAAAAAACAAAACAATACACAGATGGTTACGTAGGAGATGTTACACAAGGTACAACTAAAGATGGTAAATATAATTATCAATTTAGACCACGTAATCAAGGTAAGATAGAAGGTACAACTTCTGTGTTTATAAATGCTCAATCTAGAAGTTATGCTAAATTTCCTCAGCAAGCAATGAATTTATGGAACACTACACTTGGTCAAGGCGCTAATATAGATCCAGCTATTGTTGCAAACTTAGAAAAACAATTTGGCGTTAAGTATAGACAAGACGAAAATGGAGGATATAAATTAGACATGTCTTTTGGCGACACTGGCACGGCGTTTAACCCTGAATCTGTAGCGTTGCTAGAAGCTGCTATAGCTGATTTCACATACTCAGATTTACGTGATGGTAATGATAGTAATTATACGTTAGCTAAAACAGATGGTGATGGTGACAGACCGGTAGATGTTTCTTACATTGATGAAATTAAAATAGATGCTATAGGTACTGGACCTAAAGAACAAGGTAAACCTTTATTTAACTTAAGTGAAGTTGAAGTTCAGTTATCACCTTATGGATTTAGAGTTTCTGGACCTGAAGTTATAGTTGGTGGTAGACAAGGTAGAACGTTGACAAAGTCTACACCTGGTGGTGATAGATCTGTGAATGTATTTGAAAACTTAACTGAAGATAAACTTAGAGACCTGTTGAAGTTTATAGATACAGGTGATAATAAATATCTACAAGATATACAAGCAGAACCAGCGGATTATAAAGGAATTGATTTATTAACAATGCCTGGTCAATAAATAAAATAATATGAACGAAGAGCAAATTGCAGAATTGAAAGCTTTAGTCGATGAACTACAAGCTCAAGGTTTATCTACAGCTGATATTCAAACTAAAGTAGACGAACGTAAAGCTACTTTTACAGAGGGAAAGACAAACGGTGTTGCGGAAACGGATGCAACTGTAACACCGCAACCGGAGCAAGCATCCGAGAATACGGAATCAGACTCGGTAGATACTTCATTGGTATCACAACCAGAACCAAAGACTAGTCAAGAAGTTCGCGCTCAAAAGCGTTACGAAGAAAGACAAGAACTTGCAAGCCAAGACTCTAAAGAAGCATATGAAGATGCAATGGCTTTTAATCAAGTTGATAATGATTTTTTAAATAATCCTATAGATTTTACACCTAAAGGCATAGGTAGAGAACTACAACCATATGATCCACAGACAAATGAAGATTTAATAAACACTGTATTTGATCCTCGTTGGAAAAATCCTACAACTGGTGAGTATGTAGAAGAGTTTGATTTAGTGTATAGACCTGACTACGATGAAGCAGGTAATTTAATGGAAACAGTTCAGCCATATGAACAAGAGCTGTTTGATGCTAAAAACATGCTAATTGAAAACGGCATCGAAGAACCTAGCAATCAGCAAATACGCAAACTCGCTGAAAGAAATATAAAAGATAAATACAGATACGACGTTAAAAAAAGAAAATCTACAGAGTATTTAGATTCTATATCAAACGAAGAAAGAGAAAAACTTGTACCTTACAAGGTTGATGAGTATATAAAGTTAGATAAGAAACTTACAGGAGCAACTGATCAGTATCAAACTATATTTAATAACTACAAAGATAGCCCTAATAGCGTAAACTTAATAAATATATCAGCTAGATTTGATGATCCTGATTATAAGTTTGATTTAAGTGGACTTCGTAGTGCTAAAGATGCTGATGTATACCTACAAAGAATAAATGAGTTAGGTGATCCAGAAAACTTACCCACGCAAGCTAGTGTTGACTTGTATAATAACCTTGTGAATAAATACAAAGAAGCTGTTGAAAACGCTGAGACTGTTGTATTGTCTACAGGTAAAGAAGTTCCAAAGGCAACTTTTAATTTATATAAAGATCTAGTTAAAGAAAATCAAGAAGTAAGTAGTACACTGGCTGGTTTAGAAAAAGAAATAAACGAAATACCTGTAGAGCTAAACGAAGCTGAAGTTGAATTAGAATTTTTAAAAAAGAATTACAGCACACTACAAAAAATGGGTACTAATGCTAGAAATTTGCTTGGTTCCATACCTTATAAGTTTGCAGGTGGTGTTACTAGAGTAGCCACTGATGCTTATGAAATAGCTTTAAATAAATTATTCGGTATAGAAGAAGATGTTGTTGAAAACATTTTAAGAGTTAATAGCCCCTTGACTATAAACCCATATGCTATTACAGATTTTACTACTGACATTGTTGAAAAAGCAGAGGACATGTACAGAAAAAAGTACAAAGATGATGTTGCTTTTGATGATGCTTTTAATAGTTGGGAAAACTTTGGTGAATATGCTTTACAACAAACAGTAGGGCAAAGCGCGACGTTTGCGATGCTAGCATCTGGCTTATATCCAGGTATGATAGGTATTGGTGCTAGCTCATACGACGACCAAAGAAGATTGTTAGATAAAGAAGAAGAGTTATTAGGAACAGAACTATCTACGCACTACAAAGCAGCTGTTGCTACTGGTTTCACTGTAGCTGAAGTTGGATTAGGTTTTGCGCCTACGTTTTTTGCTTTGAAAAGAGGATTTAATGCCGCTGATTTAATAGGTAAAAGAAGTTTAATTAACGAAGGTTTTAAGAAACATTTTACAAAACAATTTACAAAAGCTGGCGTTGATGGAGCTGTTGTTGAACCTCTTTCAGAAGGTGGTACTGTACTCGTACAAAACGGTATTGACATACTTAGAGGTAAAGAAGGTGTAAGCATATTTGATAACGTACCTCAAGGCGCTTTTGATGGAATGTTTATAGGTACTGGTTTAAACTCTGTTCCTGTTGTTAAAGGTATGGTTTTGTCAAACTTATCTGACTATAATAGCTTTGAAGGTTATAGAAAGAACCTAGATGAAATGGTTGAGTTAAACGAGATAGGTTTAAGTCTAAACAAAAGAACTACGGAATATAAAATAATACAGCAAAAAGTAGCAGAGTTAAACGATGCTAACAACGAAATAATAAAACAAGTAGAAGAAAAAGTTGTAGCTAATTTAACCACTGAAGGTTTTGATTTATACGCAAGAGCAACATCAGAGCAAGAGCAATTAAGACTTGAAGCAAAAGAAATACTTGAAAGCAAAAAATTAAGTGACGCAGAAAAAAAGCCTATATTAACAGTACTACATGCTAAGTTTAACGCCTTGCAATTAGCTCGTAATGATTTTAGAAAAGATTATAAAATTAATATAGACTTATTACCTAAAGCTGAGCGTAATAAATATATTGATAGAGCTAAAGTTGAATTAGAAAAAGAGAGTTTACAAACTTACAGTTAAAGCAACGAGCTGAAAAACTTTGGCAGATAGATACGTTTGATGCCAACATAGAACAAAGCTTAAAAGCTAATCAAGTTTTAAGCGAAGCTGGGGTTGATCAAAACTCTGTTGTAGCTGAAACTAAAGCAGAAGCTATAGATGCGTTTAGCGATATGTTAGATGCTAGACTTGCAGACCCAAACAGTGGCCTTACAGAAGAAGATGCTAAAAAACAACTGGCACAGTTTACTAAAAACGTAAACTCTGGTTCTGCTAATGGTGTTAACCTATCGTTGCGTAATACTGAAACAGGTAAAAATACATATGATATAGTTATAGTAAAAGAAAATGCTATAGCAAATGGTAAAACAGGTACAAATATACATGAGATTGGCCATACGTTATTTACAGAAGGATTAAGTTCTAAACCTGGTGACTTTACAGACTTATCGGTTACAGTAATGAATTATCTAGAAAAATCAAACCCATCTGCTTATAGAAGAATACAGCGCAGAACTAAAGATCAAGATGCAGATGAAGTTTTAACTAATTTCTTAGAAGAAGTATCTTCGGGTAGATTAGATTTAGAAGCTGAACAAAACAAAGGGTTACTAAGCTTTTTAAGCTTTGGCATAAACAACTCTATTAAAAACGCTACAGATAATCAAACCAGTTTTAACTTAACAGGTGAAACAGATGTTGTAGAGTTTCTTACATCACTAGGTACAAAACTAAAAGAAGGTACTTTAAGTGTTACAGACATACAGCAGATACAAGAAGGTAGACCAGTAAAAGAAACTAAACCAGAAGTAGCTGAAGATGTAGAACTTAGAGCGGCAGCTTCATTAACCCCTGATCAATCCACAAGAAATAAAGAGTTAATGCAGCAGGCAAAAGAAGGTGACATACTAGCTGCAAATGATTTAATTCAAGAAAACTCTGGTCTTGTATTAAGACTTTTAGGTTTTAATAAAGATATAGGCGATGTAGAAGCAGACAACTTATTGCAAGCTGTAATTGATATGGCTACACCTGGTATGGTTGACATAACTTTCCCTGGTAGAAAAAAATCTTTAGTAGAAGAATACAAAGAATCTGATGGTGAAGTAAGTACTTTTTTAGGTAGACTACGACAACGTAAAGCTGAAATATATAAAGCAGCAGGCCTTGATCCTAATAAGTTTATAACTGAACAAATTGACGCTCCTGAAGCTAGACAGATTGCCGCAGATGATGTAGATGTTGATGTAGCTGAAGATACTAAAAAAGCTAAAGGTCCAAGAAAACCTACTGAAACTACTATATTTAGCGATACAGTGCTAGCTAATTTAGGTGTAAATCAAGCTGAAGCTGAACAACAAATATCAGATGCTACTAAGAAAGGTTTTAAAGGTCAAGTAGTTACAGGGTTTGGTCAAACTAGAAATGTGCCAGTTAAAGTCGCAGAAATATATGGTCAAATGTTTGGAGTTAATCCAGAAACTATATATGATAAAAAACGTAATTACTCTAAAAAAGACTCTGAAGGTTTAACACGTATAAAACAGTATTTAATAGACAATGCTGCTAGTGATTTTGCTAGACTACCAAAGCTTAAAGATGATTTTGGTAAAGCTACGTTCGTGCCTAACAATGTAATGAACGCTTTATATACAGACGGTAAACTAACAGGTACGTTAAAAGATTATTTAAATCTTATTAGAGAGAAACCTGTTAAACCTATTTACAGAGATAGAGTAGGTCAAACAATAAAAGGTTTATTTAATACTAGTATTAGAAACCGTATGCTCGAAGATCTTATAACTAGTAAGCCTGAAAGAATTAGAGCTGGCGCTAAGTTTAGTCTTACGCCTAAACAAACTAGTATATTAGAAGATGTATCTGTAGCTAGAAATATCAATACAGTATTAGATCTTTTAGGTTTAGATAGCGCTAGTGTAAATGACGAAAACAGAGCTGAAATACAAGAAACTCTTCTCAAAGCTATAAAAAAATATGGATTAACACCTAACGATATTTTAGCTGGAGCGTTTACTTCTAGTGGCTCTACTAGAGTTCAAGTTGGCAGAAGCAAAAATGGAAAATTAGTACCTTTAGCTAAAAAGCTTGATGATTATTTAAAATCTCAAAAAATACAAGGTAAAAAAGGTGATTACTGGTATGAGCTAACTGATGGTAATTGGGTTAAAGGTGAAAGAGCTATACTAACAACTGGAAGAAACAAAGGTAAAAAGGGCAAGAGCTTTGTAGCGCCAGTTGGTGTAACTAATCTTTTACCACAAAGAGGTAGATTGTACTACGGTAAAAGTGACCCTGCATACATTGAAGCCTTAGAAGCGGCAGAAGTAAATTTAAAAGGTAAGAAACAACCTAAAGCTATAAGAGTTAGCGTTGAAAAAGCTGATACTGAAGATGGTATAGCTCAAGCTGAAATTAACATGCAGGTTTTAGACAACGTAGTTAAACGTCTTGATAAAGCTGTTAAAGCAGGTATGCCAAAATCCTTAGCAGCGATGATTATAGTTCAAGGTTATCAAGCTACTAGTGGATTAATTAAAATAGCTGCACCATTTAAATATAGATCTTTGACTGAAAAGTACGCGCCTAAAGGTGCTAAATCAGAACAAAGAACAGGGGCTAAATTTAGAGAAGAACATAATCCACCAGCGTCTGTTATAGGTGCATCGATTATATTTGCTTTATCAAATGGCACTACAAATATTGTAATGCCAGCTGTTAAAAGTAATTACTACCAAACTAGATTATCTAAAGCTGATGACTTTAAATTAGACTTAGCAAAGCTAGACGCAACACTACCACAAGGTTATACTATACTACAAAACCCTGCTATACGTTTTATAAAAGCTGGTATTGATTTAAATGGTATTATAAACTACGATACAGGTAAGTCGCTAGCTGAAGAGTTAGGTGTTAAACTAGACAAGTCTAAAATAAATGCTGACAGCGTTGCTAAACAAAATCAATTAGTAGCTGACGTAATAGACGGTAAAAGAACGCCACAGAATGCTCAGAAGTATTTAGATGAATATACTAAGTTAGATGAAAAAGTAAAAGTTTCTTACTCAAATACTAAGAAGCTTCCGCGTGGTATAAGACTAGAAGATCCAAGTACGTTTGATTCGTTTGGTATGGTTGACATTGTCGCTAGACAAATGTTTCCAGAGCAAGCTAATTCAGACGCTGTTAGATCAGGTAGAATTACAGCATATGAAGCTCTTGATCCAGAGCAACAACTTAAAGTAGCAGCCAGCGTTCCTGGCACTCCAGTTGAAAACACAATAGCTATAATGAAAATGTCAGACACAGCTATTGATAACGCACGTGATGCTGACGCTGATAGTAAAGGAATTAGTGTTTGGGACTTTGACGATACACTCGCTACAACTAAATCTAATGTTCTATACATAATGCCTGATGGAACAGAAGGTGTGTTAAACGCAGAGCAGTTTGCTAAACGAGGTGACGAGTTATTGCAGCAAGGTGCTGAGTTTGATTTTAGCGAGTTTGAAAAAGTTACTGAAGGAGGTAAAGGTCCTATGTTTGAAAAGGCTGTAGCTCGCAATAGAAAGTTTGGTAACAATAATGTATACATACTTACAGCTAGAACACAGGCAGCTGCAGAACCTATACATCAGTTTTTGAAAGCAATAGGTTTAGATATACCTCTTAAAAATATTGTAGGTCTAGGCAACAGCACACCTGAAGCTAAAGCAACCTGGGTTGTAAGTAAAGCAGCTGAAGGTTATAATGATTTTTACTTTGCAGATGATGCATATAAAAATGTTAAAGCCGTTCGTGACGCTTTAAACGTGTTAGATGTTAAATCAAAAGTAAGACAAGCATATGTCAAATATAGTAACTCAGAGGCGTTAGATAAAGGGTTTAACGATATACTAGAGCAAACAACCGGTATTGCATCTGAAAAAGAATATAAGAAAGTTAAAGCAGAGGTAGCCGGAGCTTCACTTGGTAGAGTGTTTAGAGGTATACCATACTCAGCTCAAGACTTTATAGGTTTACTATACGAAACTCTTAGCAAAGGTAAACTTGGTGACGCTCAAATGGCTTGGTACAAAACACACCTGCTTAATCCTTATGCTAGAGCTGTAAATGATATTGACAACGCTAGACTAGCAGTGATGGCTGATTATAGAGCTCTTAAAAAACAATTAGGATTTGTGCCTAAAAACCTAAGAGCAAAAGTACCAGGTGAACCATTTACTAGAGAACAAGCTGTTCGTGTTTATATTTGCAAGATTTAAAAGAGTTAACAGAGTATGTAACCGAAAACGCTGATCTTCAAGTGTTTGCTGACCAAGTCATTGCTATACAAAAAGGTGAATACACTAAACCTAAAGAAGGTTGGCCAGCTGGTACGATAACAACTGACATACAGGAAAGTATAAATACAGGTGTTAGAGCTAAGTATTTAACTCAATGGCAAAACAATGTTGATGTTATATTCTCTGAAAAGAACATGAATAAGCTTGAAGCTGTGTATGGTAAGAAGTGGCGTAAAGCTATGGAGAACATGCTAGGCAGAATGAAGACTGGCCGAAATAGAAATTTCTCTGATGATAGTTTAACAGCTAGATTTACAGACTGGTTGCAGGGTAGTATTGGGGCTATCATGTTCTTCAACTCTAGATCAGCATTGTTACAGAATTTATCTTCTATAAACTTTTTAAACTTTACAGACAACAACCCGCTAGCTGCAGCAAAAGCTTTTGCGAATCAAAAACAATACTGGTCAGATTTTTCTAAGCTTATAAATTCTGACTTTTTAAAAGCTAGAAGATCTGGTTTACGTATGAATGTAAACGAAGCAGATATAGCTGATATGGCTAAGAAAGGTGGACCAAGAGCTGTAATAAGTAAACTACTACAATTTGGTTTTACACCTACACAGGTGGCGGATAGTTTTGCTATTGCATCTGGTGGAGCTACGTTTTATAGAAACAGGATAAAATCTCTAATGAAACAAGGAATGTCTCAAGCTGAAGCTGAGACTCAAGCGTTTGAAGATTTTAGAGAGACAGCTGAAGAGTCACAGCAATCATCAAGACCAGACCGTATATCAATGCAACAAGCTGGTCCGCTTGGTAGATTAATATTAGCTTTTCAAAACACACCATCTCAGTATGCTAGAATAATAGACAAATCTGTACGTGATCTTAAAAACAATAGAGGTGATAGAAAAACAAATATAAGTAAAATAATTTATTACTCTACTGTACAAAATTTATTATTTAACGCATTACAACAAGCCGTGTTTGCTATGGCGTTTGACGATGAAACAAGCCGTGTTTGCTATGGCGTTTGACGATGAAGAGCCTACAGACACAGAGAAAAAAGATAAATATATTGGTATAGCTAACGGCATGGCTGACTCTTTGTTAAGAGGTACAGGTGTAGCCGGCGGTGTGCTGTCAGTAACTAAAAATGCTATAATACGTATAATAGAAGAGTCTCAAAAGAAAAATCCTAACTATGAAAAAGTAGGTGCTGATCTGCAAAGAATAGCTCCACCTATATCTTCTAAGTTATCTAAAATAAATCAAGCAGCTAGATCGTTTAAATGGGATAAAGACGAAATGATTAATGGTGGTTGGGGATTAGATAATCCTGCTTATCTAGCTGTAGGTAATGTAGTATCAGCAACAACTAACTTGCCTATGGATAGAGCTGTAAAGAAAATAAATAACCTTATGAAAGCCTCTGACAGTGAGCTTGAAACATGGGAAAGACTAGCATTAGTAGGCGGTTGGCAAGATTGGGAAATAGGATTAGGTGAAGACAAAAAGAAAACTAAACCAAAAAGTAAAAAAACAAGACAAACAACTAGAAGAACTAAAGAAAGAAAAACTACAAATAGGTAATTAAAATGGATTTACAACAATTAAAACTATATGCAATAAACGGGTCAACGTTAGGTGTAACAACTTTTACAAATATAGAAATGGGATTAAAAATATTTTTATTGATTGTAACCATTGGTTATACGATTAGTAAGTGGATAGATCTTAAAAAACAAAGTCATGGGAAAAATTAGTGGACCCTGCAAAGCTGCAGCAAAAAAGAAATTTGAAGTATGGCCTAGTGCTTACGCCTCTGGTTGGGGTGTAAGGTGCACTAAAGCTGGTGGCCCAGGTAAAATGGGTAAAAAG